CCTTCTATATGCCTTCGTTCTGGTCAGAGCTAGTCCCCGTTCAAGATCTCGCCAGCGGTGCTTTCGAGATGGATGTAGAGAACGTCGGATTCCACGAGTTCGTAGCTGGCCGTCCTCCATACGGTCACCTGTGGATTCTCAAGACCGACGGGACAACGCTCGAACGTGCTATCTCGTCAACAGCGGAGCTAACCTCGACCACAGAACGAATCACTGTGGACGTTGCTTGGCCAAGTACGATCACACCAGCAGAGATCGACCGTATCAGTTTCCTTCGACTCAGTCGGATCGCTGGTGACATCGTGAACTTCGAACATTACCAGCTTGGTCGAGCCAGCGTTAGGATGGGCGTAGTGGGAGTTCAGCGATGACCTATCAAGCACAAGAATCCTCAGTAGAATCAGGACAGCCCGTAGAGCTGTATGAGTTCACGATAGGTGGCACTACCTATCGATACACTTCTTCTGAGGATGAGGTCACCTTCAACTCTCAGACTTGGTTTCCTCGAGCAATCCAGCGAAGTGATCCGGCGCAGGCAAACGAAGACAGGAAGCAAGAGCTGACTGTCACGCTTCCATCGGATGATGAGGTGGCCTCTAAGTACATCGGGATCCCGCCCGGTCAGTTGATGCAGCTGGTGGTTATCCGATTCCATCGCGGCGACACTGAGGCCTATGTACTGTGGTCGGGAAGAATCACGGGGGCGGCGTACAAGGATCAAGGCGCCAGGTGTCTTCTTCAGGGGCTGACAACGGAGTCTGCCTTTAGCCGTGCGATTCCAAGATTCAAGTACTCCGGGCTGTGCAACCACATTCTCTATGATGGCGGATGCAAGGTATCCAAGGCCAGCTTCAAGTATACGGGCACTGTCTCGTCTGAGGTTGGCAATGTCATCGTAGTTGATGGTCTCCTATCGTCGAAGGGCGCGGGATGGGCACTGGGCGGATACGTTACGACCGGTGATACTGACTATCGTCTTGTCATCGGCCAGAACGGTGACGAACTTACGCTGTCAGTGAACTTTGCCTCGAGCGTATTGAGTAGCAGCGTTGATGTCTATGCTGGCTGTGCCCATACCATCACGGTCTGCGACACCAAGTTCTCCAACAAGGACAACTTCGGCGGATTCCCGCAGGTGCCAACGAAGAACCCGTTCTCGGTAGGTCTCGACTAATGCCGTTCTTCCTCACACTCCTTATCTGGGCGGCAGTGTTTATCGCATCGGAGCTTCTACGACCGAAGCCTCGATTCGAGAATGCTCGCCCGAAGGGGCTAGGCGACTTCAACTTCCCAACAGCAACCGAAGGTCGAGTTGTCCCCATCGTCTGGGGAACTGTCAAGATCTCAGGCCCTAACGTTGTATGGTACGGGAAGCTAAAGCAGATCGCAATCAAGGAAGAGGTGAAGACCGGCCTGTTCAGTTCCGATACGATCACGACTGGCTACAAGTACTATGTCGGGATGCAGTTCGCTATTTGTCGAGGACCTGTAGATGCTATCATCAGGATCTACATAGACGAGAAGATCGCGAGCTCCGGTCGAACAAGCACTGGATCTCTTGCTGTCTTCGCAAGCCTCGGCGGGTATGATCTCGGCTCAGGCCAGGTATCGGGAACAGGTACCTTCTACGTGGGCAACACCACTGATAGCAGGAACGCCTATCTTGACAGTGCTGTGACAGCTGCGAAGAACACAGCCTATCGTGGAACCTGCTACTATGTATTCGAAGGCGGCGAGGTCGGAGCCTCCACAAGCATTGGCCCGTGGGCGTTCGAGGTGAGGCGTATCCCAGACGGGCTTCAACTTGCATCAGCTCAGCCTGGGGATGAGATCATCAACGGGACTGACGCCAACCCGATGAACGTGCTCTACGAGATTCTCACCGATACTGATTGGGGCCTGAAGATCCCAACGGGTGAGATCGATGTGGCCAACTGGAGAGCTGCTGCCGCTACGCTTGCGTCTGAAGGTAACGGGTGGAGCATGGTGCTCGATGGTGAGATCGAGTCGAGTGAGCTCATCAACGAGGTCCAGCGCCAGATTGACGGCTTGCTTTACTATGATAGAGCTGACTCCACCTCACCGTGGAAGATCAAGCTTGCGAGAAACGACTACACTCCGGCTGGCTTGGATCTATACGATGAGGCCAACATCATAGAGCTGGTTGACTACGCCCGTACTTCCTGGGAAGAGACGACCAACCAGGTACGCCTGCTGTTTGCTGACAACTCCGACAACTACAAGCAGACCTTTGCACTTGCACAAGACATGGCGAACGTCGAAATCCAGGGAGGCAATGTAACTGCTGACGTGAGCTATCCGGGTGTGATGAACGGCGCACTGGCCAACGCCATCTGTTGGAGAGATCTTGGAACGTTGTCCTACCCGTTGGCCAAAGCCACGCTCCGCGTAAATCGCGAGGGGTTTGATCTGAAGCCCGGCTCAGTGTTTAGGTTCAGCTGGGATAGGCTCAACATCAGTGAGCTCGTGATGAGAGTTGGTCGGATCGGCTACGGAATGCTCGACCGCGGGATCATCGAGCTCAGCTGTACCCAGGATGTCTTTGCTGCCACGTCCGGAGTGTTCGGCGATCCATCCAACAGCAACTGGACCGGAGCAATCGATCCTCCTACGGGCATTGCCACAGCTGACACCTTGATCTTCGAAGCGCCTCGTCAGCTCGTTGTCCAGGACCCGGTCGATCCGTTGAACCAGCCGCGCCTATGGTGTGGTGCTCGTGATCCGGGCGGCAGCACTGTTGCTTTCCAGATCTACAGTCGCGTTGGAACCTCACGTCCTCTTGCCGGTGTGTACGATGCCGGAGCCAGAGTTACGTCCTTCCTTCTGAAGGCAACTGTAGCTGTGGCCATCGATGAGTACGGCACAACCAACGCCTTCCCCAACATCAGCTACAACATAGATCTCAACCTCAACGATCCGGACGATATCCCCGACATCAACAACAACAGGTTCTGGTCTGTATCAGGCCTGTCTAACCTCATCTACATCAATGGCGAGTTCATGGCCTTTGAGTCAGGTGAAGACATCGGCGGCAGCGTCTATCGACTGAGCACGATCTATCGTGGTCTATTCCATACGGCGCCGAAGAAGCACGCTGTGAACGACGATGTATGGCTGATCTTCTACGGCGGGAACATCACTCAGCGAGCTATCGCATCCGACGAGGACGAGATCGATATCAAGCTGCTTGCGCAGAATCGGTCTGAGACTGTCTCTGAAGGTAGCGCCACGACTGAGGAGCAAACGCTCAACGCCAACCGTATATGGTCAGTGCCGCTTGCGCCTCGTGATCCCGTCCTCAACTCCGCATACGCCCCGGCATCTGAGGATGTTGATACGCTATACACATCCGAGACCGGGTTCACAGGAGACGATGCTAGAGCGCTTGAGATCGACTTCACTCGACGTGCTTGGCGAGTTGATGAGGTAGGATTGGACACAACTCTTGCCAATAGCTCTCCTCCGTACCTCGATGATAGTCCTGAGTTCGATGTGGTCCTAGTCCTTGATCCGAGCGGCACTCCAGCAACGACTGCCCTCGACTCTTTGACTCAGATCACGGGTGCAAGCGCAGATACGGACTTGGCCTATGTAACTCGGAACAACGTCATCGAGACACTCGGATCAGGCACAGTGATCCCGTCAACGGCAAGGCTCGAGGTTACTGCGAAGCATACGCCACCGGAGATCGGCTCTCAGCAAACGAACCCAGTCAAGATGACCTTCGAGTTCACTCTTACCTCGGCGCTGCAAGGAGTCGACGATAACGTCTATGGTGCTTTCGCCGTAAGCGTATGGAGCGACCCAATCGCACATAGTGAGACGGGAGCTCATAGCATCGACATCAAAACAGCTTTGCCCTCCAGCGGTATCGTCGAGTATCGCATCAACGGCGGCAGTGCAGTCACAGCTGTATCCGCCGCATCGAGCACAGGTAGCTACACTGTACCTGTGGCAAGCGACACCGTAGAGCTTCGATTTAGTCAGGCTCCTACGGCTGACCAGTTCTTCGATGTCACGGGTCCTAGCACGACCGCGGGATACGGAGTTCTTCTCTCGTAGACAAGGAGCTGAGATGTTCAAGAAGATCCTATCATCGGTCGTTGAGGCTGCAGTCCCTGCGGCAATCGCCATCGCCATGCCCGGAGCCATGGTCAACACGGCGATTGGTAGTGCTATCAAGCACAAGACGCGGGTCAACAACCAGGCGATCCCGCTGCTCAATCTGATCGGCAGCACCGGATTCTCCTATGCCCGACAGCTGATGTCAGGCGTAGACCCTCTCGCTGCGATCATGCCGGCGGTCAGCGAAGGCGGTCTGCTCATGGCCGCATCCACCGGACTCCATCAGTCCATCAAGGTCCCCATGAAGGTGCGGACGGGTCGGAGTCTGTAGATGCCTGACGATAAGATCACCCAGATGATGCTTGATGGCATCGCTCAGGTCAGCGCTGATGTGCGAGACTTGAATAAGAAGGTGGACACCAAGTTCGACCTTATCCACAGCAGGATCACTAAGGAGAGTAGCACCTCCCATGATCGGGTGACCTTGCTGGCGGAGATGCACGTAAAGGCCTGTGCTGACCTCGAGGCCACGAAGGCTCGGGTGAACTGGCTCTACGTCATCGTAGGTGGCTTGTTTCTGACACTGGCCGGGACAGTGTTCGGGATCATCACGAAAGGGGTCTGATCTTGTTCGAAGAAATCCTCAGGAAGATCCTCGACATCGAGGGCGGCTACTCCAACGATCCCGACGATGTTGGCGGCGAGACCATCTGTGGAATCGCTCGCAACTTCTGGCCGAATTGGGAAGGCTGGAAGTATGTAGATGAGACCAAGGACAACGGCGAAGTTCCACAGGTCGAACGGTTCATTCCGCTCGCTGAGAAGTTCTATCGTCAGATGTTCTGGGATCCCATCCGCGGAGACGATCTCGTCAACCACGATGTGGCCTATGAGATGTTCGACATTGCAGTCAACCTCGGAACCCATCGTGCAAGGACCTTCCTACAGGAAGCACTCAACCTGCTCAACCGTGACGGCAAGAGCTGGGATGAGATCCTGGAGGATGGGCGTCTTGGCTCTCGATCAATGGCTACGCTTCAGAAAGCTCTCGGCCAGCGAAACGGGAGTCGAGACTTGTGCAAAGTGCTAAACGCCCTTCAGGCTATGCACTACATCAACCGGGTCCGCGCTAAGTCATCCCAGGAAAAGTTCCTGCGAGGCTGGCTCGACCGAACGTAAGGAGGAACCATGCCGGATCCCAAGGTAACAGCTGAAAAGCTGGTGAGCGGGACTTTCGAAGTGCTGGAGGGCGATGCCGCCTACAAGGCGAAGGTCGCCGCGCAGATCGTGGATCAGCTGATCGGCAGTGATCCCAACGCACTCGTCCGCAGTATCTCGGGGATGCCCGAGGAGATGGTCGAGCTCGTGAGCGATGGGATCGTGCAGGCGCTCGAGAATGCAGTCCTCAAGAGGCTGACCGCACCGGCGTAGATCAGAAGCGGAGCGAAGATGAGCGAGAGGCGGGCGGCTGTAACAGGTCGCCCGTCTTCTTATGCCTACAGGAAGAGGCCATCCTGATGGACAGCCCCTTACCTGACGGACGAACTTGGCGGGTGGGCCTAGTCTTCGTCCTTGGCCTTGGCCTTCGCGCGGAGCTGGTCGGCGACCTCGCTCAGCTCAGCCTTGGTGTCCCAGCCGTAGCGGCCGCCGTTCTTCTCGATCTTCTCGCGGCGCAGCTTCACGCGAACACCCGCCGGCGTGCTGTCGAGCAGGTCTGCGAGATCCTGGATCCCGTACTTCGCACCGGTGTCCTTCGCGACCTCGGTCTCCTTCGCCTTCGCCTTTGCCTTCTTGCCTGATGCTTTCTTCGCCATGGTGTGGCCTCCACGTTTGGTTCGACTAAATCGTTTCAGAACTGACTCCGAAACAGAACGCTTTGATAGTACCGTATCGTAGATCTGTTTGTCAACAGTGTCTTTCGCATAAATCAGAATTATTTTTACGGGACTAGTCTGCCCCGCTCGGTGGATTCTCGCAGCTGCCTGCTCGAAGTCGATAAACGAAAAGGTGGTCGAGTAGAAGAACGCTGTGCAGGCAAGTTGAAGGTCAAGACCCACACCTCCGGTACGCACTTGGGCGACCAGAACGTCGGTCTTTCCTGCTTGGAAGCGTTCTATGGTTTCGTCTCTCGTCTTACGGGTTTTTCCAATGATCGTTGACACAGTGACATTCTCCGCGGACAGCGCCTCAGCGACCTGAAGCACCTCGTAGACGTACTTGCAGAACACTATGATCGGATAGTCGTATCGTTCGACGAGCGAACGCAGCCGGTTGAGCTTCGCTTCTCCGAGCGGAAGGATATTGTCCTCGTCGTCCTTGATGAACCCGCCGCAGATCTGCTGCAACTTCACTAGCTGAGTGATTGCGAGATCAGCTGTGGCAGTGGTCTTTCCTATCGTTGCCACACTGTGCTGCTCCATCTCACGATAGACGCGCTGCTGCTTGCCCATCAACCTCACGCCCGACCACTTGTATGTGAGCGGAGGAAGGTCTGGAAGGATATCCTGCTTGGTCGCCCGCATACAGTAGGGCTTGATTCGTTTGAGGAAGATGGGCCACATCGGATCGCGGAACATCCGCTTCTTGCCCATCCATCCCGTTGGCTTCAGGTAGCCGTTGTCGAAGTCACCCCACCTGGTCCCGAAGACATGAGGAGCAAGAAACCTGAACTGTGCCCATAGCTCTTGCGGGTCGTCCTTGATGTCATCGAAGGGAGTACCCGTCAGTAGGACTTTGTGCTCAGCCTGCAATCGCCCGGCAAAACGAGATGCCTTACCATTGCGTGACTTCAGCCGCTGGGACTCGTCGAACGCCACGAAGTCCCAGAACATCCGACCTCCAAGCTGCTTCCTCATCTTCAGCATGGCCTCGTAGTGAATGAGCAACACCTTCGGGCCATCATCCTTCTTGAACGACTCCCACTCTCTGTGGACTGATACTCCCTTGACCTTTGCGAGTGTCGCTTGCCACGATGACTTGAGGTTGGTGAGTGGCACTACGAGTAGGCCTTGAAACTCATCGTTCTCACTGGCGAGTCGTTCGATCACTCCACAGCATATCCACGTCTTGCCTGTACCTTGCTCAAAGAACAAAGCTACGGTTTTCTTTCGGATGATACGTAGGGCAGCTTTTTTCTGGCTACTCCATAGATCTTTGAACAAGGTCTATAGCTTCCTGGGATGAAGTAACAACACCGGCAATACCACCAGCCTTGCGGATCTTATCGATAGTCGCAAGCTGTAGTCGAGTAGCGCCTTTCCCTCCAGGCACTTTGACCTCGAGTGCGCAGAACCTCCCGTCCACACATCCGAGCAGATCGGGGATACCGGCAGACTGATATGGGCCTCCGTGAACCTTGAACCAAAAGGACCCGAAGAAGTATTCCTCGAGTGCCTTTCGGATCCTGCGTTGCAGGCGTGCTTCAGGTTGGGTAGTCATGGTGATGGGCGATGCCACCCAGGAGCCCGACCAAGACGTCAGGTGGCACCGCCCCGTTGAGGTTACTCGTCCTCAGACAAGTATCCCTCTTCCTCCAACGCCAAGAGGATCGCGGCGATCTTCTTCTTCGCCGTCTTCAACTTCTTGTCCTTGAGGTCCACATCGAGGTCGTACTTCTCGACGAGCGAGGCCAGCTCCTTGAGGTCCATATCCTCGACCTCTTCCTTCGTCACCGGCTCCAGCTCATCGCCGTCCTCGTCCTCGTCGTCCTCGTCTTCCTCGTCGTCCTCGTCGTCCTCGTCTTCCTCGTCGTCCTCGTCGTCCTCGTCGTCCTCGTCTTCCTCGTCGTCCTCGTCGTCCTCGTCGTCCTCGTCGTCATCCTCGATCTCGACTTCGTCCTCATCATCGCCTTCGTCGAGTTCGCCGCCGTCAGGCATGAAGTCCATGACCTTGGCCATCGTCTTGCCTTCGTACACCTCGTGCTCGATGACGATAACGAGCTCCAGCCCGATGTACGACTCGAGGTCGAGTTCCATCGGCCCGTTGGGAACCTCAACGCCCAGCGTGGTCAGAAGGTTGCGGAGATTCCACAGGCCCTTCGTCTGAAGCGTAGTGAAGTAAGGACGAGTCGTCTGCCCGTGGAGCTTCTTGTCCTCAGGCGAGTTGACGGCGAACGTCCACTTGAGCGACTGGTTGCCCTCGTCACTCTCGTGAGGCTCGACGCCGTGAACAGTCGCGGGATACTCTCCCTCGGGAAGGAGCACTCGCCCCTCGACTCCCTTCATGTTCACCTTGATCTTCTTGGTCTTCTTTGCGCGCTTCGCCATGGCTAGCTTACTCTCCTTGGATTGCTTTGAGTAGACTCTCGTACGTAGGGTCTACGATCATTGACGGCAGCTGGACCGTCTTCGGCTTTCGGACCTTCGTCGCATAGACGGGATTGGGCCCAACCCTGAGACAGTACTG